CATTATGAAGATTGGCGACAAAGTCATCTTTGTGGATGCCTGGGGTTTTGCGGAACTGAACGAGTCTATAAAAGAAGCAGAGGAAGAGGACATCTTCAAAGGTGCATCCCAGGAAGAACTTGAACAGCGGCCAGGCTGGCGAGAGGCGCAGGATGAAGAGTCGCGATGGCGGGCTGAGAGGGAAGAAAGACGACGCCGGATCGAACAGCGTCATATTACTCAGCCGGATTCCCGGGCTTTGATAGATCAATTCGTCAATGGCAGCCGGACCAAAGGCAAAGCCGCTTCATTGAGTGTTCAAGGTAACGCGCTCTTCTCTTACGCGACACCGATCGCTGTGCGCTACAACGGCATAATTTACATGGTCAATCAAAAGTTCTCACGGACAACATCGAAGCAGCAGTCTTACATCCGGATGGCAGCGCGGGGTACAGTGACTGCGGTTCCGGTGCCTGAGTTCAAGCGGATGCTTGATGAATTGGGTGTAGATTACGGATACAGCCGGTTGCGCGAACATGTGAGCGAATCCCTGGCCTTCAAGCCAACTCTGTGGAAGATCCGTGAGAAAGACATCTTCAAAGGCGCAAGTAAGAAAGAACTTGACCAGCGCAAGATGGAATGGGTTAAGGCATTGCATAAAACAGGCGTGCAAATCGATTATATTAAGGAACCAATTCCGGATCGGCTGAGCAGTTTCTGGTATGAAGGTGATGTTGCTAAGGTTACCTATGCGACTCCTGAGGGCGAAGTGCGCTCGATCTCGATTGTAGCCAATGGAGATATCAGAGTGACATTTGTCGGTGATGAACAAGACTATCAAAATTGGCGAGCAGTAGAAGAAGCAGAATCCAGGGGTTACACGGATGAGGATCTTGGTGAGGCTGACTACGAAGAGCCGCATGGTGAGTATCATGGGAAAGTCACCAATTGGGAAAACAACAATTGGTTTGAGTTGTTTTACGGCAGTTCCAAATGGCCCGGCCATGAAGAAGATATTATGGGTGACACATACGGCAGTTATGATGAAGCATTGGAAGCCGCGGTAGCCGCGGTCAAAGATGAGGAATTCTGGAGTCAGTTTAATGAATCAGTGAACGAGAAAGACATCTTCAAAGGTGCATCAAAAGAAGAGACTGCCAAAAGACAGGCTGAATGGCAAGCAACTCATCCCTTTATGTATCATGTGTTTGATTGGGATGATCTCAACAATAAAACTGATGAATGGTTCGAGGGCCCGCATGCTTATGAGGATGCGGAAGAATATGCAAAGAAACTTGTCCGGTCAGGATACGAAAAAGTCAGGATCGAGAAACTCGAACATGAAGAGCAGGATCCGGGTGATATGGTTTGGTCTGGCGGTGGAAGTCCTGAAGACAAGGACTGGGGTGAGGACGACTACACTCGGGAACAGGCTGAAGCGGATCTTAAAGCCGGACTCCAAGGTATTGAGGAATCAGTGAACGAGAAGGACAAAGATATCTTCAAAGGTGCCAGCCAGGCTGATTTGGTGGCCCGCGGGACGATTAAATATCTTCCTAAGCCGGGGCCAGTGGATTATCAGTTCCTTAAATATATTGACGTTGCGGATCCGGATGATAAGAACTGGAAGTTTGTCGGTGTCGGTGAACTTGTGAACTACGACCTCAGCGATGTTTACTTCTATAAAAATGATGAACCTGAGTTTAATATTTACTACGACACTGAGACTATCATCCATGACAATATGGAGAAGAGCGACAAACTCACCGACGAGGTTCAGGTATTTACAGAAGAAGAAAAGGGAGATGAGGAAGACTGGATAAAGTCCAAAGGCTGGGAGGTAGAATACTCAGGCTCCTCGAGTAATGAAGACCCGTCGTACTTCTGGTCAGACACAGATTTCAGTTACGTATCTTTCAGCGCACCTGACGACGACATTCGTGGGGGTGCGGTTATAAATTTCGCCGGCCGAGCGCCGGTGGTATATTTAGGGGATCTGAATGATGTTTTTAGCGCATTGCATGCAAGCGATCCGGAGCAGGATATCGCAGATATATTTGGGTACACGCATTATGAGAATCTGATCCACGACATGAAGAAATACCGCGGGACGCTGACTCCGGAAGAAGAGCAGGCACCTCGGTCTCCGGAAAGGGTTCCTGGGCAATTGAACTGGACCTTTGGTACAAAGAACGCCGGCCCGGAATATTATGTCGAATCTAAGATGAATGAAGCGGACGACAGCATCTTTGTCGGCGCCTCAAATACAGAAGTCACAGCGCGGCGTGCAAGAGCCAAGCAGTTAGAGAAAGAGCGCAAGGCTAAGCGCAGCGCAGAGATGAAAGCATATTATGGGGCGATCCCTTATACATACGACGACATTATCAATCTTCCTCAATACAAGGCACTTGTGAAATTACCTGGGGTTGGGGATTTTACTACCAATCTTCAGAAGGCACACAGAACGTTGACATTTCAGTTGGCGTATACGTTAAAGCGGGATGGGACTGTGCGGACTGTGTATTATTACGTGTATGCGAATGGCTATCTCAGAGCAAAATCTTGGGGAGAGCAGAGCATTATCACGAAACGAGACCTGGCTACGACCATTGAAGCATACGGCGTATTGCTGGATATTATGAAAGATGTTCTGAAAAGAAAGATCGCTAAAGAGAAACGCAGGCCGCCGTTTGATACGAGTTATGAGTGTGAAGTCTGCGGGACGCCAGGATCATTGTTTCACAATGCGTACATCCGGTGGTCTTACTTGCCGCGGCACAACTACGGAACGCGGCTTGGCAACTTACATTTGAAGGACCCCAGGAATGCAGCAGAACTGGCTCGGCTTCAGGCCAAAGCAGTAGCAAATGGATCGGAGATAAAACTATGAGTTTTGAGCAGGACATTGAAGGGATTGCTTTAGAGATGAAGAGCAAGGACAAGCCGAAGCATCGCCGGTTGGATGAGGCAGTTACCATACCGACATTTACCCATACCGGGGAAGCATTCCAGTTCGGCAAGGAAAACGCGGGCGATCCTGAGGTTATAGCGGAATTGAAGCGGCTGCGGCAGGAAGCACTGGCTGCAGCGCAGAAAGTGCGCAAGGATCCGGATGCGACCGATGTAGATCTTCAGTTAGGGATGGACCTTGCGACCAAGGCACAGTTCTATCGCGAAGCACTGGAGGGAGCGGGGATTATGGAAAAGAAGATCGATGTAAAGGACCGTAAGACTGTACCAGTAAAAGAGTTACTGGAGAGACGGGAACGAGCACAAAAAGCATCAGAACCAAAAAAGGAGAAGTAGAAATGGCACATGGTAAGGTGAAATGGTTTTCGAATCAAAAGGGATATGGGTTCATCAGCCAGGACAGCGGTAAAGACGTGTTTGTGCACTTCAGCGGTATCGTGTCTGAAGGGTACAAGAGCCTGAAAGAAGGCCAGGAAGTCGAATTCGAAGTTGTCCAGGGCACCAAGGGTGAACAGGCGGCAAACGTAAAGATCCTCAGCGAAGGAGTTAAGGCAGAATGAGCGAGACCGGCATTGGAACTGTAGCATTCATCGGAACGATTCTGGTGGCAATAGGCTGCTGGTTCTATATGCTTGGCGGCCGAGATGGTAAATGGAAACGCAGATTCATAGGAAGTCTGATCTGCGCCACTGCGATCTGGGTTGAAGCACTGCTGCTTGGAGTGTTTCAATGGATCCAGTTGCTGGTGTATCCGCTGCTGATTCTGTGCTTCTCACTGGGATACGGATCAGATATTCCGCTGGAAAAGATCATTAAAAGGACGATTGTTGTATTAACCTCACTGCTTACGGGGCTGCTATTCTGCTTGACGATCGGGGGAACTTCGTGGTTGATCTTCCCGGTCCAGGCAATCGTAGCAGCAATGTCAATCTGGCTGGGAGTCAAGAACCCGATCCCGGCTGCGGCGGAAGAATACTTTGTCTGCCTGCTGTTGACAGAATGCACTCTTATGTATCCGTTTGCAGCAACGATGATTAAATAGACTATGTCCGAAGAGATGTTATCAAATGAAGAACGGAACAGACTTCTGAGTCAGGTTCTCGCGCAGCCTGATCCTAAAGTGGAAGGTACTACCCCAAAGAAAAGCAGCGTTGTCTCCGAGAAGACAGCTGACCTTTCCCAGCTGTCTTTCGGGGAGCTGCTCGAGAAGACGATGGAAGCGCGAGCGGAAGTACACGAAGCAGACGAAACTGAAGAAAAACGAATTGACGAAGCGCGGGTACAGGCAATTTCCTTATCCCGGTTCGATATCTTGAAAGACTGGCGACTCTGATCTTTCACATGTACCTTGTTTGGGCTAACACTTTTTAGCCACAAAAAGGAAAACCTAAAAAGGGAGAACCCAAATGAACGGATTGACGATATCAGAAGGAATGGTACTGCAAAGGACCATAAACCAAAGGAAGAACGACCTTCAGCAGATGCGGAATGCCAACTTGGTTCGCAGCCGGCACTTCTCGTACCTGGGGGACGGGGAACCTAAGGAAAGAACAGAAACAGAACCGCAGTACGACCCGAAGATCGTAGATGCGAAGATAGTGGAGCTGGAAACGTTCCTCTTCAAGTTAGATGCGGCCATCAAGAGAGCGAACGCTAAAGCGATCATTGACATAGAGGCCGATGTAGACAAACTCCTCGCCCCGATTCTTTAAGCAGCACGGGCTAGGAGAGCGTTGTGGGTAAGGGTAGGAATAACATACTTGGATTATTCCAAGTTACCCTTGGCAATGCGAAAAGTCTAGGTATCTCTGACAAATAACTAGAACGCGGGATCATACCTGCAAATTATTATTGATTGTTGTAATCAGAGGACCCGGGCCAAGCATCTTGTAGATTATAGTTAATTATTATACTATTTCTACTCTTACCACATCGGCTCTATAAAAAGGAACCATGGAAAATTACAGCAATATATTACTGAAGATGAGCAGAGACTACAGCGGAACCAAATACGAGCCGCTGGTTGAGAATGCGACTGCAGCGTATGTCCGTGGAGACTACGCAAAGATCGACGAAATCCTCACGCAGTTCCCGGACGACATCAAGTTGCTTGCGGAACTGGTCGAGAAGCTCAAAGGCAAGTCAGTCTATACGAACCTGCAGAAACTTCTGGAAGGCAAAGAAACTTCCACCGAGCAGGCTGTGATCTCGACTGCATCCCTGATCACCCATGTAGCAATAGATTTGAAGGAAGGCAACAAAGAGTACAAGAGGCTGATGCCGTCTTTATACGCCAAGCTAGGAACACTTATCAATAAACTGTAAAGAGGAGAATGCTATGGATTTCCGGGGAATATTTAACCACCTGCAGGAAGATCTAAAGAAAGCTGAGAACGTAGTCGAACCTGTGGTCGAGAAGGAAATAGATTCTGTTGCTACTGAAGGCGATGGGAAAATAAAGCGCGGAAAAGAGATCGATTCTGTTGCCGTTGAAGAAGCAGAGATGGTCACCAAGAAGCGCAATCGCTGGGGCACGAAATGCCGCCGGAGGAACAGGATGCACGAACGTAGGCGTATAGCGAAGGATGACGCTGCGCATTTCAGTGATCTGATCACCCGGCTGACGAATGAGCGGGCTGCTCTGACTAAGACTATGGCTATCTGTGAGAAAGCCGAAGACACCGCAAAGTTAGAAAGCATGCGCAAACGGGCCCACGAACTCGACTACAAGCTGCGCCGGCTGTCTGAGAAGGTTGACTCCAACATGAAATACTGCCCCGGCTGTGATCAGGCTACTCCGCATCAGGCCAATGGGACTTGTGTACAATGCGGCGCGACTAAAGAAGAACAGGCAGAACAGGAGAAATATCCCCGGGAAGGCGGCGGTGCAAACAATGAGTTCAATGAGTCCAAAGAGAAGAAGGCTGATGAACAAGAGATGTGCCGCTGCGGTAAAGCCAAAGTTGAAAAAGGCTATCAGCAATGCACCGCGTGTTTAGATAAAGCCGATGCCGAGAAATATCGGCATGAGAATGAATCTAAGGTGTCTGAGGAAATTGACTACGATGCAGTCGAGGCCGCGATCAAGAAGGCCGGCTTCGGTGATGCTGCAATGAACAATACCGAGGACTTCGAGAAGTCCCATAAAGGTATCAAGGGTACCTCTGAATATATCAGCAAGTTCAAAGCATACATGAACAAACAGAAAGTCGGGGAATCCAAAGTTAACGAGGATGAAGGTATCAGTGGCGGTGCTACCCGGGCAAATGATGGGGATCGGGCCCAAGATCCTAATTTCGGCGCACCGGATCCGGTTGTCAAGCCGACTCCTGAACTGAAGAAAGAAGAGCCGATCAAACCAGGAACACCGGAGGAAGAAGAGATTCCGCCGGAAGGTGAGAAAGAATATCTCGGGAACAAAGGCGGTGAGATGTATTACTACTTCGTCATCGTCCCTGCGGAAGACGGAACCAAGGATCTGCAGATCCAGGACGCCAATGACGAAACAGTATTCAGCGCCAAAGAGAATCAAATAGATCCTTCCAACATGCAGGATTTCTTATGGAAGGGAATCCAGGAACTGCAGTTGTCGAACGTGGCAACAGAGATCGTGGATCAGTACCTGATGCCGGAAGAGGCACCTGAAGATATAGAGAAAGAAGAAGGTATACCGGAAACCGGTGATGAGCAGGAGCAGACTGAAACTGAGAAGCCTAAGGAAAGCGGCGTGATCCCATCGCTTGGCGCTCCGGCATTCAAGAGTCACATGGGCGAATCTGTTATGGCCAGCCTGATGGAGAAGTACGGATTGACGGAAGCAGAAGTCCAAACTAAGGAATCTACGATGAAAGCGCTAATGGAGAAATTCGGATTGGTAGAATCCGCTGTTGAGAAGTTACTTGAGAAATACGGGCTGACCGAAGCAGAAGGCCCTGGAGTCAGAGCACCGAAGAACGTGGAGGATCTGGAGAAGGCAACCGGCGATAAGCCGCAGACTGCTGATGTCACACCTGGCGATGCGATGGATTCTGAAGTCCCAGCAGAGGCTCCGGCACCAGAACCTGGTATGGGTGCACCGGGGGCAATCGAACCGGCACCGGAAGGCGGAGAGCCTAAAGCAGAGGATATGACATCGCCTGAGTCAGCGCAAGCGGACCTCAGGATGAAGTATCCGGAAGAGCCCTACACCACGACAGCGCTCGCATACGCGGACAGTCTGATTGACGATCCTAAGGTGTACGGCGCGGTCCGGAATCTGAAATGGCAGGGTGTCTATGCGAACTCTGAGACATTCCTTAAACAGGCCAAAATCGTAGGGAATTACAATGAATTCAGTCCTGATATCGCAAAGCGGTTGGTTGACGCGGTTGGTGAAGGCGCGAAGTTCAGGCTTGCTCGGGAAGGCTCGGTATCAGTGTACTTCACGATCAGGGATCCAAACAAAAAGATGTCCCTGGATACACTCCGTGATCTGGTGCGGGCTGATGAGGCAGATGCAACAGGCAACGCTGGAGAAGCGCGGCTTTGGTGGGATTAACGGTAGATTGCGGGGGCATTAGCGCAGACGCTGCCATCAAAAGGATGGAGTGACAATGTCTCTCACGGGCCAATAGGCTTGAGCCCCCGCCCAATCACAAAGTAAGAGGAGAATGAAATGCCAAAATACACGAACTCAGGAGCAACAGTAGTATCGATCGGAAGTTTGAGGCTGGAACCTGGTGAATCAAAGAAGACTTTGGAGTTTGTTCCTGGTTCGCTGCCGGTTGGTGTAACGCTGGACAGTGTTCTTCCGGTATTCACTCCGGTCATTCTGTCCCAGAAGATGACAACAGCAACAACGGTCACGGTCCCGGATACGTATGTCGATTCTCTTTCCGGTGCGACAATCAACCTGACCGGGAACTACCTGATCACCATATATTCTACCGGTGAAACAACGGTGCAGTTGAATGGCCAGGGTGTATCCAGATTGCTTGGCCAGGAACAGTATTATGAGGTCAGATGCTTGAGCAGGATTGTGAATACATTGGTAATTACCCCGGCGTCCGGTACGGTCTACGTTACCGTAGAAATGGTATAGGAGAGGATAAAATGGCAAAAACACAAATCATAGAATCATTCATCACTCAGGGTAAAATTCTCGAGCAAGCGGGAACGAACGATGCGATCTTGTGTCGAGCCAAATACCAGATCTGCTCGATCGGGGAAAAGAACCGGAACAACAGAGTTTATGAGAAGGCGGTCTGGGACAAGGTTCTTGCTGACCCTGACATCTCAGCCAAGCTGAAGAATAAATCTCTGTTCTTCCACGCAGAGCACCCAACGACGACTCAGAGCAATACCGAGAAAGTCGCCGGTGTGGTCACGAATATGGAACTGAGCGAGAACAAAGTCTACGCCATCATGGAAGTGCTTGATACTCCGTACGGCCGGATCGTAGACACGCTGCTTCGCGCCGGCTGCGGGATCGGCGTTTCAACCCGCGCTGACGGCGAACTTGAGGAAGCGCTTGATGAGGCTGGTGGTAAATACCAGCGCGTTATACCGGAATCATACAGATTTGTAACGATCGACTTTACCGCGGATCCCAGCACCTTTGGATCTGAACTGCCACTGACTGTGGAACGGGATGTGACTAAGGTGATCAAGGGCGGCCTGGACGACAGCAAACTGGACCGGGACTTCGCGACAGTCCTGCTTGAGACGATGCATTCTCCTGAGGCTGTCTCATTGCTGGAATCGATCAAGCACGACAAGCATCACGCTGGCTGCACATGCAAAGCATCAGAGAAGAAATGCGCATCCGGATGTCCGCATGCTCTTGAGAAAGAGGTCGAGTCGGATGGCGGCTCGAGTAGTATAAATGAAAAAGGCGGTGAGTGTGTCCGCTGCGGCGCTACTGCCGACCATCTTTATGCTGAGAAATACTGTGCAAAATGTGCCGGGAAGGTAGACAGTATCAATCGGGAACTTGATAAAGACGGGACTGGCCAAGACGCTGAGATGAATGAAGTGATCAAGAAGGTCGGAAGCAAATGGCAGGTTCAGTCTCACAAAGGCAAAAATCTCGGCACTTATGGCAGTGAAGCAGAGGCCAAGAAGAGACTCGGCCAGGTGGAGTTCTTCAAGCACAAGAACGAGAAGTACACGACCAGTTCTGACAAGTCCGGCCAACCGGCGAACGCCAAGGCTGCATCCCGGGATGTCAGACGATCAGCAGCGCGGAATAAGATCAAGGTTACAGAGCAAGAGGTTCAGACCTGTCCGAAATGCGGCGACACTTTCAATGCTATCCGGCAAGGTTCAAATCCACACAGATGCAAATACGATTACCTGGCTACGGAAGGAGTTATGGACGGCATGCATACAGGCGAAAAGGCTCAGAATTTCTTAATGGACAATTGGGATAAATTCATCGATCGCGACGACGCGGTTGTAAACCTGACGCGGATATTCAAAATCGGAGAATCAGATGCTAAGAAACTTGTTGATTCATTGGAGAAGTCTAAAGGCAAAATCTCAGCAGCCGACGGCGCAATGAGCAACGAGAAGGCGTTACCTTCGGGCATCAACCCTCAATTGGACGAGATGTCAAAGAGGCTTGCGTCTGTTACTGCTGAGAGAAATCAACTGGTGGAGAACTATGGAAAAGACGCCATGGCTTTCACCAATCAAATAAAGGAACTCAAAGGGCAGATCGAGAAAGTCTATGGGCTTGTGCGGACTCACGAAGGTGCGATCATCCAGAAGGATAAGGATATCGCAGCCTTGAAAGAACAAGTGGAGAAGTCAACTGAAGATAAAAGAGTTCTTGAAACAACTCACAAGCAGGCTGTCAAGCATATTCAAGAGAAGCAAGCAGCCGAAGTCAAGCGAATCACTGAGGAACGAGAGCAGGAAATAACGAAATTGAAGGAGTCCCAAGGTCGGGCACTCATTAAATTTTATGTTGGCGCTAAGACAAAGAGCATGGGACTTAGCCTACCTGAGTCGGTTCTAACACTTTTAGAATCCTGCAAAACGGTAGACGAAGTTGATGCTATGGTTAGGAAAAGTCAAAACGCTCTAAGGGAACACCTGGTACAATCTGCCGGCGTGGTATCCGAGATCGTTATTGAGTCACAATCTGACCCTAATCCGGTACTGGCTGACATACGTAACAAAGTTGGTATTGCACTGAAGCATTTTGGAATCTAACAATAACACCTATTAAGGAGATCAACATGTCAAAAGGTATTGAGAGTTTGGTAGAGTCGCGCTTGGCCGCTATGGCACAAGATCGCGATCGTCTTACCAAGGCATGGGGACCTCATATCAGTTCAGTAGAGTCTTATTTTGCAAAACAGGGTAAGAGCATCACTGAAAATGATAAGAGGAATATCGCCCGCTGTCTTGAGAACGCCCTGTTAGAAGGCGGCATCAAATCCAGATCAAGCATCTTTGAAACGACCGACTCCAGCGCGATCCAGTTCTTAGGGATCCAGTTGCCGGTTATCGCGGCCCTGCTTCCCAGTTTGGTTCTTAACAAACTGGCAGTTACTCAGGCCCTCGATCGTAGATCCGGTGCTGTGTTTTATCTGGACGTGAAATACGGATCGAACAAAGGTTCTGTCTCTGCAGCGCAGAGCATGATCGCAGCAACGACTGGCCATAACGCGACCATCGGTGGCCGTGAATATGCGTCCGTCCGCGTCAAGAATGAAGTTGTCACAGGATCAACCTCACCGTTTACCCTCGGGTATTACCCGGTGGTTTCTGGTTCGACGGTTATCGTGGACAATGTGACCGGCAACACGTTGACAGTTGTTTCCTCAAGCGGTGGTGTGGATGTTCTTGCTTCCTCACTGTCTGCTGGACACACTGGAACCGTCACGCTGGCAACCGGTGTTGTAACAATCGCTGGTGGTGGTTTAAGCAACGCAGGTACCGTCTCCTACCTGTATGATTGGCAGACCGGTGGCGCTGGTGGCGCAACTACAGCCAACGTCCCTGAAGTTAACATCGCGGTTACCGCTTCGACGATCACAGCCGAAGACTTCCCGCTCAAAGCATTGTTTACTCTTGGTGCTGCAATCGACCTCGAGAAAGCACATGGCTTGAATCTGGAAGACGAGCTCGTGAAATATCTCGGCGGCGAAGTGAAATTCACCATGGACCACCTGGGCATCGATCTGATCAACAATGCCTCCCAGGGTAGTGGTGCTGCAACTTCACCTGGTATCTACACTGCTACGCCGTCCGTTGGCGAAGCATGGGTCTGGAAAAAGTATCAGTTCATCGACTTCGTGGAAAAAGCGAACGTCGCCATCATCCAGAAGACATTGCGTGCAGTTTGCAATTTCTTGGTTGTTGGTAACGATGCTGCAAGGTTGATCCGTCAGTTGGCACCGAACTTCGTGCCTGCGGCTGGATTGAACACCTTGGTACCCACCGGTCCTTACGAACTGGGTACTTTGGACGGCCGTCTCGTGATTCACGATCCGTTACTCGGGAATACCGAGATCCTGTTCGGTTTCAAAGGCGACAACTACCTGTTCGCAGGTTTCTTGTTCGCTCCTTACATCCCGTTATTCGCAACGCCGACTCTGGTTACTGCAGACCTGAAAGCTCAGAAGGGCTTCCTCGCATCCGCAGGTTACAAAGTCGTGAACGCGGGTATGTATACTCACGGAAATATTACCATAGTCTAAGACTAGGGTATCCGTTAGTTGACAACTAGGCCTTTGGGGGAAGGGAAGACTGCTATAAATGCAGTCTCCTTTCCCCAGAGGGTTTAATAAAAACATACGCGAACCTACAATTTAGGAAAACATATGCTAAAAAATCAGATTTTAGATTGGGTAACACAGGAATTTCAGCCAATAACCTTGGCTACGCCGGATGATACGATCTCCCAGATCATCGACAACTCCATACGATACTGGAATACGCATTCCGCTTTTCCTATTGTAAAGATGTTCCCGTGCTCTCAGGTTACGATCGCGTTGCCTTTGACTTCTGATTTCAAGACAGTCGTCAAGGTCTACCCCGCCACAACTCCTGACTGGGTTCTCCAGAACTATCCTCTGTGGACCCTGCTCGGTATCACTATCATCGACAATTTGACTTCTGACCTTGTCATGCTGTCAGAGGCTTACAGAAACTATACATATTACATCGGCACTGATTTCCACTGGCATTATGAGAAGTCTGACAATCCGGCGGTTGGCGGCACATTGTACCTGGCCCAGATCCCGAACCCTACCGCGGCAGTGTGCGTGGTCGGAACCAAGAGGATAGTTAACGGGACTATTACAATACCGATCACCGGAACAAGCGGCACGTTTGATTACACGCCGTTGGAACAAGGCTCTGTTGTTTTGACAGACGGTACGGTTACATACACTGAGAATGGCAACGGAGCTTTGGTTGGATCTCAGAGTGGCTATACCGGGACTGTAGATTACGTGACTGGCGCATGGAGTGTATCCGGATGGGCAAATCCTACGGGCGCTCTGACAGCATCCTATGTGTATTACGAAGACATCAAGAGCGAGTATATGCTTCAGTGGCTGCTGTATTACATCAAAGCATTGGTCAAGATGGTTGAAGGTAACGCGCTGCGTAAGACGATGGCGATCGACATCAAGAACGATGGGCAAGCGTTGTATGAAGAAGGCAGAACCGAGAAAGAGATGCTTGAGAAGAAACTATCTGATGAAGGCCGGTGGCTTACATTTGTCAGGAGATTTTAATGAATTCATTGATCGAGCACATACTCAACGAGATCACGTTCAACAATCTCCGGGTCAAGCAGAGATCGATCGGCAAACTGTTCCCGAGTTTTGGCGCCCGGGTAAAGGCTGTGGCTTCGAACGGCGGGGTGTCCATGAAGGAGCAGATGCCGGAATACTGGCATTTTGAGGTCGCATCCGGAACAAAGCCAGGTGTCAAATACGATGTCTATGTCCAGTTCCTGAATCTGGAAGAGATGATCAGGAAATACGCTGGACAGAGACGCTTGTGGAATCAGGCTCAGGATAACGTAAATTACCGGCTTTTGGCTCAGGAAGTCTTAAACCATGTTGACATGCGGACCAGTTGCTCCTGCCCGGCTACCTTATATTGGGGCCAGGATTACATCAGGACGCAGCGGGACGCGCAGTTCGGCCGACAGGAAGACAGGGCACCCAATATCCGCAATCCGCGGCAGTACGGGGCTTATTGCAAGCACGGGCAGTTGGTTTTCGATGTGCTGCCCTTATATACGACCACTTTTGCTTCATTCTTGAAGAAATATTGGGCTGGCGAAGTCAGCGACACATTCGAATTGGCCAAGGAGCAGATGCCGGCACCCGGGATGGGCAAGCCTACACGCGGTGAGCAGGAAGAGTTCCCATTTGCAGCACGCGCAGGCAGAGAAACACCTGCGGCTGAAGAGAAGCCTGAGCAGATGGAATTCGAATTTCCTGAAGAAGAGGCTCCGCCTGAAGCAGAAGTTCCAGGGCCGCAGCGGGCCGCACCGGCTACCAAGGGTGCTGGCGCGATACTGCCGAAGGCAACGACACCGGCAGCCAAGAAACTTGGGATTGAACAAGAAGCCCGGCCAAAGGATCAGGGAAAGAAAGGAAAATACAAGCCAAATGAGTGATCTTGAGCGTATTGCAGACATGATCTTTTCGAAGATAAATGAAGACGGCGATGCAACACCCGGGATGGTAGGGGTGGCAAAGACAACTGGAAGCCCATCAGTTGAGTATCTGCCGGGTAACTTTACGCACATGCGCAATGTGTTGAATTCTCTTTCCACTGTCAAAAATAAGTGGAAGTTGGATGTCCTGGAGAAGAACGACAAGTATCACGTTATGTTCGAAGATGCTTTCAACGTGATAGTGCCTAAGTTTGCCTATGCCGAGTTCAATGCTAAGGTGTTACCGGTTATAGGTGTGACGGAGGCGGATCTGACTGGGATAATAAATGAAGCGCGGTCTGCGGAGATCCATGGTTTATACGACCGGCTCGCCCATGTCCTGACGATTGACCTGCGCGAAAACAGGCAGATCAAGCGGACATTGGTACTGATGAACTACTGGCTTACCGTATTCAAGAACTCCAAGTTCCTGCCTATGAGCGGCCAGGTTGCGATTCAGTTGAACACGTACGACAAGAGTATCAGGGAACTGGTGGATAGGATCCAGAATATCCATTCAGACGATGTTGGGAATCTGGAGATGTTGATCAAAACAATACAGGATGACAGACCTCTGAATGCATTTGAACCATTCGCAGAATACGATTATCTGGTGGGCTGCAGGATTCAGAGCGAGCACGGTGGGGCAGTACTGATTCTGGAATTGACTGTGAACTTAGGCATGGTTGCGACTCAGTCAATTTACATCGAATCACAGGATGTGCTGGATGAGCTCGAAGGCTACAGGACCGTGAAGGTTCTGAAGGATATGGCTTTTCCAGTAGGAGAAATGTTCCAACCATCGATATTTAACAATATCAGAGATATTATCGATGGGGAAACCGGAGCGTAACTAAAGGAGGAGTACAGATGAAGCGGTTTATATGTTTGGTAGTGGCTGCAATGTTCTTGATGGGCCAAGCGGGTATCGCGAAAGCGTTCACCTTCGATGTGAAGAAGATGACAGCGACAGTTGAATATCAGAATCTGGACAAAGACATTGATTCTGTAGGTGCCGCGGCCAACTATGGCAAATCTTGGACAGACACAGTTGATGGCGACAGCAACTGGATGTATTCCATCGGTGGCAACATTGCATACGAGATCAACGATGTGAATATGAAGGGCATGATGGCCAATATCGGCTACAACTTAAGCGACACTCTCCAACCGTACATCCTATTAGGGACTATGGATCTGGATTTTACCCAGAAACTTGTTGGGTCATATAATGAGAACGATGACGGAGATCTCTACGGTGGATCTATGGATCTGCTTCAATCTCACTTTGATTCTCAGATGTTTACCTACGGCTTTGGTGCCAAAGGTAACTTGATGGACTTCAGCAAGACTGATGACAAAGGCGTATCTGACGGCCTCGGTATCAAGGTCGGGTATGACTTTCGTTATTATATGGGTGCAAACGGACAAAATGACGGCATTGTGGCTCTGCCGACCAGCGACTATGGAATGGTGGTCGATAACCGTACCAAGGCCAATTTCAACGAAATGGACGCAAGCCTTATAGCGAGCAAAGCGTTCAAGATGAAGAAAGTGGTCCAGACGGTTACGCCGTATGTCGGATACAAATTCAGCAAAGTCAATCTGAATATAAAGAACAGCGTGAATATCCCGCTTAAATACCACGAAGGCAAACATGGTATTTATCAGGAAGGTATCAATGTTTCTGAAGAGCAGAATCTGACGAGCAGCACTCAAAATGCATTAGTGGGTGTTGGCACCAAGATCAATGCTAACTGGTCTGCATCTGCCGGCGCGGTAATCGGGCAGGATAAAGGCTGGGTAGCAAGCGTGACCTACTCGTTCTAAGTCAAGCGCCCACCAGATAAGCGTTTATTGACTTATAGAGTAACGATTATAAACAGGACCAAATACGGAGAACGAAATGAGAAAGACAGCGATCACAATATTGTTAGTGCTGGGAATCGTAACAGTGGCAATGGCGAAATCAGTGACCCTTATGTGGACCGCGCCTGCAGATGACAAAGGCCTGCCCACCGAAGGTCCGGTAACTTCGTACATCCTTGGTTACTCGAACCAGACGATTACTGAAGCCAACTTCGCAAACTGCACCCGGCTGGCTACAGGGACACCGAAAGCGATCAATGCAACTGAAACATATACGTATGATCTGCCGGACAATAAAGTATATTTCTTTGCAGTGAAATCGGTAGACAAGGCCGGGAACGTATCACCGTTGTCAAACGTTCCTACGCTGGATTTTTTCTACCCGACCAATGTTACGGACTTACGGGCTTCCAATCCTTAATGTGCCACCTGTGGCATTGGTTGTTTCCAAAGCGATAGAATTAAAAGGTCTCCTCAGACCGATAATAGGAGGATAGAAATGAGCGAGCAAGACATGGTAAAAGAGGCAGTAGCCCAAGCCGAAAAAGAGGCTAGAGACAAGCAGATAGGTGAAGTAAAGAAGATCGTAACAAAGACGTTGGAAAAACTCGATGAAGTCCGGAAGGACATCAAGAAGTTGCAGGAGGAAGAACGAGTCCTAAAGATGGATATCGACGACCTCAAGGATGGCAGGCTGGACCGGATATCAGAGAGACAGGAAAAGGATCCAGAGGCAAAGAAAGTATCGGTGGTCCTGATCATCAAAGAGAAAGAAGTGATCAGGGAAGTCAGCCCCTGGTACTTCCCGTACCAAGTAATCTGGCAGACGCCATATGTGCCAGTGTACAGGCAAACACCGCTGATCGAAAACCGAAAAACGCTGTTCGGGGATGTATACGGTGTTGGTCTTGACAATTCGGTTGATCTATCAAACGGCGCATCATTCTCAGCGACGAATACTGGTGGGGCCGGTTTGATGACGATTACATGCTCAGCGGCTAAGGATGCGAGCATAGGAACATATGATGTCAACGGACACATTGTTCATTTAAGGTAAACAAAAGGTCTGAGGAGACTTTTAATTAAGGAGGAAGACACATGTCGGAGAATATGGTACACAATTTGTACAAATTCATTAAAGAAGGGGTGACGCCCGAACAGATGTTTGCAGCGACAGCAGAAGCATTTTGCGAGAAAGTAGTGACCGACGAGGCAATGCTCAGAGAAAATGCCGAGATGGAATCGAACCAAACTTTCATGCTCAATCACCTGAACGAAGTCGCCCCAGAAGGCTGGGAAGGCACTGTGAAAGGCATGAAGAAGCACAAGAAGATCTCCAACCCCTGGGCATTGGCGCATTACATGAAGGGCAAAGGTTACAAACCGCATGCTTCCGAGGGCAAGCTTCCGGCCGACTTGGCAAATATCCAGAAGCCTGATCAGTACATCCAGGATCTGAAAGAGGATGAGAAGAAAGAAAATATCGACGACGCAGCGAATCCGGCAATCAAGACAGACAACGCCGGCGTAACACCCGCACCTGAGTTAACCAAGGTTTCCCAGGAGATGGACAAAGCGACGCCTACGGTCGATAAACTGACCCAGGACAAGAACGGTATCGCGCCTGAAGTCGACGCCAAAGCACCTGCGGCCAAGGAAGAGAAGAAGATCGAACCGAAGGTCACCGATGTGAAGAAAGAGAACGAAGGCAAGTTGCCGGCAGCGATCGCAAACATCCAGAAACCTGGCGAATACATTCAGAATCTCGCGGAAGAAGCAGAGAGAGTCATCGCGGATGGCATCTCTGAAGAGAACGTGGCCAAGGATCTCGCTTCCCGTCATAAGGGCGAAGCGGTGCAGAATCCATCAACCAAGCTCTGGAAAGTAGTCTCAGTCGTGAATCCTTCGATCGCGACAGCAATGCCGGCGACATCAGCGGCAACGACTGTTCCTGCGGTTGAGAAAAAGGTCAACACTTGCAGCAAATGCTCCAAAGAGAAATGCGAATGTCTCAAGGAAGAGAAGACCACTGAGCCCGCAACAGCAGCACCGGCTGGTGTTCCTGAAGTAAAGGACAAGGAAGATGTGAACGTCCCTCTGAAGACGATGGCTACTGATAAATCAAACGCATTAGCCAGTGATGCTCAGGTGATGGATCCGGGTACTACGAAGACGACCAAACAGGAACAGCCTATGGCGCAAGCGCCGGCTCCTTCTGGTCAGGTAATCGATCCGGGTACGACAAGCACAGTGAAACAAGCGCAGGCTGCGAATGCCGGTGCAGACAACAAGACGACCGAGCCCAAGGGCACTACTGTTTCCAGTAAGGTCCCTGAAGTAAGCGCTACTACAAGCGCGGTCCCGGACGTGAAATCGGCAAAGCCGGATGCGTTGGTCAAGGAAGATGTCGATGTCACGATCAGATCAGACGGCAAAGAAGTGAACGTTGTCTCAGCGGGTGGTGCAACAACCATAACCACTCAGGATACAGCGGCTGTGCCGATTTCTACTGAAACTCCGCTGCTTGGGGCAGAGACTCCAGCAGAAGAGGAAGAAGAGGAAGAACTGGAACTCGAGGAAGAGCCGGAACTTTCCGATGAGGAAGCGCTGGAAATGGCGGAACGGTTGATGGTAGCAGAGCATCTCGGTAAACTCGACGAGAAGAACATGAGCGCCAAGCAGAAAAAGTTCGTCGAAGACATGAAGGCTAAAAAGTTCTCGAAGAAGAACACAGCGAAAATCGAGAAAAAGAAAAAGGAGATAAAGTAGCCATGGACATACACAAAATAATCGAATCAACGCTTAAGGTTACGGAAGAGGAGATGATGCAGGCTAATGAGCCAGATGCTCCTATGGCCCCGGAAGCACCGATGGAGAAGCCTGCAGTTACCGAGAAACCGGAGATCACTCCTGAATTGATCGATTCCCTGATCGCGGACATCCCAGAATTGGCGGACTGCGACAAAGAAATGCTGCTCAAAGGGATGACCTCTGAGATGGAGCATTTTGATACAGTCGGTGGAGATATCGCGATCATAGCACGGATCACCTGCGATCACATCAAGGAATTCCCCGGCAAGGACTATTATGCCGCGCTGGAAGAGATGGAACATGAACTTGCTGAGACTCCTGAAGAGGAAGCAGCGGAACATGCACCCGGTGGCGAAGAAGGCCCAGCCGAAGAGGAAGTTCCAGCGGGTGAGGAAGCAACCAAGACACCGCGTGAGGAATCTCCTTTTGAATCCAAGAAAGAGATCAAAAAGGACGAGAAGGACATCAAGAAGGAGTTGAAGGCCGAGAAAAAAGAAGCAAAAAAGGCATAGTACTGATGTGGGTTGACCCGATTGGTGACCACATTTTGCTAGGAGAACAGTATGGATAAGTTACTTGAAAGGATCAGAGGACAGCAACTGACTATTGATGCATTGCTGACCGGGGGTTACCTTGGCGCAAAGGCTAAGCCTGAGACATACAATGGCAGTGTCGGATTGGTAGAAGTAGTTTACCAAAAGGATGATTGTACGATCGGGTTTGTTGAATATCCGAATGAAAGTATCGGAAAAGCCTATGAAATGCCTGGACACATCCACGACAATTCTATCCAGACTATCCAGGTGGTACGCAAAAGCGTACTGATGAAAATAACCAATAGGGATTATCCGACTAAAGTAGTCGAACGGATAATGAACGAAGGTGAAGTCTGTGTGATCAAGCCGTATGAGGAGCACAAGACTATTCCCTTGGAGGCTGGAGCAAAGATCGTATTCATTAACGTGCCTTGTGAACGTAAATTCCAAGCCTACCTGGGGGATCCCAGTGGCTGATAATCCGATTACGTATGAACAGTTAAAGGTAATGATGGAAATCCAGTCTAAGGACACCGAGCAGATGGTCCTAGTGGCTGACAGACTAAAGGAAATAGCAGAGATCTTGAAGGATTTGGCTCCGAAGATTGCGGTAACTGAGGAGAATAAGAAGACTCTGGCAGAGATAAAGGTAAAAACTGATACTATTCAGGAAAAGACGAATACGTTGCTGATAATCTACGGTGCTCTGACCGGTCTTGTGGCCATTGCATTCCTGATCGTACAGGTAGTCAACTGGAGTGACTCACGGAAATCAAAGACAGAATTGTCAACCCAGATGACTAAGATCGAAAAAGAAGGATATGATCGCGGGCAGTTGCAGACAGAAATCAAGAACATTATCCAACAGATGCAAAGCAATAAATGAGGTGGACGATGGGTTGTGATGAACGCAGGCATAATGATCTGGTAACCCTGAAAGAATACTTCCAAGCAAAGTTTGACGCTTTGGAACAGGCCCGTGCCTTGGCGGACAAAACGATGAACATCCGCCTTGAGAGCATGAACGAGTTCAGAGCACAAATCAAAGACCAGACTTCTACTTTTATAACGAGGAATGAGCATGACATCGTTATGAAAGACATACAGGATCTTCGGGAGTCTCGAGCAGAACTGGCTGCAAACTTTGTTACAAAGCGTGAGCATGACAGTGTCCTCGGGGAGATAGCCAGTCTCCGAGAGTCCCGGGCAGAATTGAGAGGCAAGGCGGATCAGAGCGCAGTGGTCTGGTCTATGATTATAGGAGGTATGGGGATAATTATTGCTCTTGCTACTTTCTATACGTCCAGTGTGAAGATGCAGCAAATAGAAGACAAGTCATACGGTTATCAGGATTACCTGACTCACATGAAGAGCGAGGCTTCTAAATGAGTGGAATAATTCCACAACGGTTGATTGATGTAGTCAAGACTTTCAATGATTTTGGAGTCCAGATCTATGGAATTGACTGCACGCTTTATGTTCCCACAAATTTGACTGCACTTGAGCCGAACGACATCTACACGTCTCCGGCGGATGTGGTTTTTAAGACACATTACAATGTGCCTGTGTGGATCGAATGGTTTGTGAAGGACCTGCACCGGCTGCGCAAACTTGGCGTATTCGCAGAGAACGAGGCACCGATCGTAGCGCGGTTCAAGAATGTGCCTGAGGTTACGATCAATAGTTACATCAAGTTGAAGAGCCAATATATACCCGGGACTTTTGATACCGATGAGTTTGAGGTTGTCGACGTGCTGATGAAGAACATGTACGACAATGAGATCTACCGGTATTTCAAACTTGCACCAAGACGTCGTAAATCATCATAAGGATTACTATGTAATATTCATATGGGAAGATGAATTGACTATGGAGAACGTATGAAGATCCGAACAGTAACGAATACAAGCGACAAGGATATGGGCATCGTCCTGGAAGAAGGCAATACCGTATTTCTGCATCCTGGGGAGAAGATGAAAGACGTTTCAATTAGGTCCGCTCAAGGTTTGCCAAAGGGTGCAAAACTTGAATATGATCTATCAGAAGTCCCTGTGGTTAACGAGGGCAGAACACGCCTACTGGACTAACTATGCCTAGAGACCCGAAGAAGACTGAGAGCACAATACTCAAACATGCAGCGCTGCGGCTTCTTGCTAATAAGTTATTCTGTGATTTTATGACAGAGAACGAGAAACATCCGACTGAGCCGGAGTACTTCTTTGAATCCTGGCTGTCCAGGAATACAGACAGGGCCGACGAGGAAACCAAAGTGTGGACGTGGAGATATTTTATGGAGAACTTGATAGATTTTAGAAAGTTCAAAAAATCCCTATGAGCTCATTTATACAGACAATCGACAATGGCGTCAAGGCTTTGGTATTCAATAAATTCAAAAGTTATCTCAACTTAGCCGACCTGAATCGGGATATGGTATTCTTCCCGCTTGAGATCGCGCAGCGCAAGATCGCGGAGAAGCGCGGCGAGGCAACAGTTGAGTTTATGAGTGTTTGGCGCTACGGTATCCAGTTTGATTGGAACCGGCAGAGGTCCACACTGGCCCGGCGCGGGATGCAGATGCAGTATGTAAACAGCAGTTCGAAATCCCAGATCGTCACAGTCAAAGCCGTGCCTGCGACAATGAACTACAATTTCTGGCTATGGAGCCGCGACTTAGATTTGATTATGCAGGCAGCGGAGGCGTATCTGTTCTGGGTGCACGATCATCCTCAACTTGTCCTGTACTACAATGGCCTGTACGAGATGGACATGTACATGAAGTTCGGACCGATTATCGACCGGACAAACTACAATATATACGAGAAGGGCCAGTTCTTCGTATATGAGTTCCCAATATCCTTGGAAGGCTGGGTGATGACTTCAATAACCACAAAGACTATATTGAAGATCATTCTCGATCTGTATTTAAGGGAAGGACAGAAGCCCAACTACAGGGATACGTTGGTTGACGAATATATTATCACCGCATCACCGTAACACCGGGGCCCAAACAACACCCTGGGCAGCAAGCGTAGAAAGTGGGTTGTTTAATTGAAGAGGCATTAACTAAGGAGGATACAAATGAGTTTTTACCTGAGTCCAGGTGTTTACACCAAAGAAATAAATTTAAGCAACATCGTACCGACAGTCGCAACGACTACCGCTGCGCTTGTAGGATATTCACCAAAAGGTGATACAGTTCATATCAGGTTGATGACCAATACTCAGCAGTTCATCGCTGAATACGGCGAGCCGGTATTGGGTGAGCCTTTCCACTATGCCGCGTTGGCGTTCTTGGAGACCGGCAATCAACTTTGGTGCTATCGTGTACAGAACGGCGCATTATACGGTGGTATCAAGATCAAGACATCAACAAGTCTTCAGGGCAACGCCTCAATCTCTGCGGGCGTAGCATCGCCTGACTTTGTATCGATCTCTGGCGAGGACAACCTGTTCAACGTCTACGGCGTGAATCCTGGCGTCTGGAACAACGGCCTGGGAGTTCAGGTTATCCGCACGACTGCAAACGATGCGATCTATGTGTTCCAGATCGACGTGTACGCAAAAGATACGACCGGGACATTCCAGAAGGTTGAATCCTGGACAGTATCCAGAAAGCACCAGATCGATGGATATGGCAGACAGCAATACATGGAGACCGTCATCAATGGATTCAGCAGTTACATAGTGGTTGCGGATAGCGCACTGGCGGATTCTACTCTGCCTAAAGCACAGACCAGCACGCTGCCGTTTGCGATGGGCGCTGATGGATCTGCGATCGCAGCCTCTCATTTGATGGCCGGCTGGGATATGTTCGCGAATCCTGAAGAGGTCGACATCAGACTTCTGGTCGAACCCGGGTTCTTCTCGACTTCAGTACAGGAGAAGATGAAGGAGATCGCGGAATCACGGAAAGACTGCATGGCTATCCTGAACATGGATCCCGCGCAGACCACATCCACCGCTTCAATGATCACATGGAGAAACAGCACTCAGAATCTGAACTCCAGTTACGTAGCGCTGTATGCGCCTATGGTCCAGACATACGATCAGTGGAATTCGACATTGGTTGTCCTGCCAGGATCCGGCTATATTGCCGCGCAGTATGCGTACAACGATTACATCCGGAACGTCTGGAACGCTCCTGCTGGTTTGAACAGAGGCGTCCTGAACGTCCTGAATATCTGCGACCAGAATGGCAAACGGTTAGCATTCTCGCAGGGTGACAGAGACTCGCTGTATTCTGCGCAGATCAACCCGTTGCAGATCTGGCCGGGATCCGGAAATGTTATCTGGGGCCAGAAAACAGAAACCACAACGCCGTCCGCTTTGGACAGGGTCAATGTGCGTAGGTTGCTCATTATCCTTGAGAAAGCAATGGCGATATCATTAAGATCGTTCGTGTTCGAGCCGAATGATCCGAATACACGGTTCAGAGTCACCGCAATGCTGGATACGTATCTTGATACACTCAGTGGCGCTGGTGCATTCGAAACATCGTCCGCTGATACGAAGGGATATCAGGTAGTTTGCGACGAGACCAACAACACACCGGCGGTCATCGATCAGAACGAACTTCACGTTGATGTGTTCGTGAAACCGATCAAGATCGCGGAATTCATCCAGTTGCAGGTTATTGTCACGACAACCGGTGCTAACTTCAACGAGCTCATAGCAAGAGGTTTCAACCTGTAAAGAAAGAGAATCATAAATAAGGAGGATTAAGATGCCGCAAATGGGAATTGACAGTTTGAAGACGAACTTAACAAATCCTGCAAGGCCGTATCTGTGGGAAGTAGTAGTGCCGGTTCCGATCGGCGGTGGTGATTCTACTACCTATACGTTAAGGGCTCAGTCTACCGAGATCCCTGGCCGCAGCAATCCGCAGATCAAGATACCGTTCAAACAGACCGCGGGTATCGCTATAGCCGGGAAATTGGCCTACGATCAGACCTGGTCAGTTACATTCATCGAAGGTGAAGACAAGAAAGTCTTCGATGCGATCCAGGGATGGCAGCAGTCGATCGTGAACAACTCGACTGGTATCGGGATTGGTGATCCATTTTACAAGACCGACGTGTATCTGACTACGATCACCGTGGCCGGAGACATCTACATGAAGATCAAGCTCAAGGGTGCATGGGTACAGAACATTGGCAAAGTTGCAGTCGATTATGCAGGCGGAGACGGAACGATCAAGTATCCTGTCACCTTCTCATTCGACAACTGGGAAGACGTGTCCTAATCGGAGTAAACTATGCCAGGACTTAGTGTACCTGTTGATTGGATCCTAGCAAAAGCACGTTTCCAGAGGAACTATCTCTGGGACGTGCTCTTGCCGGACATTAGCCCGACTATTGGTGGAATACCGACATTCGGGCTGATCGGGTTTGGTTTAGCGCAACTTGTCCGCGCTGTGCAGTTCGGTGACTACAGCATGAACGACGCGAATACGATGCGTGTTGGCCCGTATCAGGCTAATTTTGCTGGGCTGCTGACGGTCGACAAGATCCGTATTACCTTTGTAAAAACAATGCCGGATGCTGTCTCAGCGTACATCAATGCGTGGAAAAATCTGATCGTTGACAGCCAGGGTTTGTTCCAGCCGAAAGCAAAGTATCAAAAGACTATGTACGTGCGGTTCCTGGACTCAACAGGAATTGCCTTGGGGCGGTATAAGTTGATCGGGTGTTTCCCGACGACATTCCCTAAATACAACCTGGACTATGAGAACAACAACGTGACGACTGTGCAGGTGGAGTTTGCAGTGGACAAGATCGAATATGAGTTTTTCGGATAGGATATGTATGAAATACGATAAAATTATCGATTACAAAATATGCGCATGTGGATGTGGCGAGATTATTTATATTTCTGCTTATTATCCAGCAAAGCGTTTTGTTAATGGACATAACTGGTTGGGTGTTAAAAGACCACCTCGATCTGTTGAGTATAGGAAGAATATCAGCATGGCACATTTAGGTAAAAAACGATCGCAGATTTTCTGTGACCATATGCGTAAAGTTAGTGCTGGTAAGCACCATTCTATCGAAACAAAGCAGAAAATGTCTGCAGCGCATAAGGGATCAAAGAGTCATCTTTGGGAAGGGGGTAAGACTTCTCTGGCTACGTGTATCCGGCATTTATTGGAAATGAAACAGTGGCGTGTATCTATCTTTGAGCGTGATAACTATACTTGTATAAAATGTGGAAAACGTGGTGGAGAACTTCATCCGCATCATATAAAGAAGTTTTCTAATATCTTAGCCGATTTCTTACATGAATATTCTCAGTTTAGTCCATTAGAGGATAAAGAGACGTTAGTAAGATTAGCCATGACTTATAAACCCTTTTGGGAGATTAGCAACGGTACGACATTGTGCCGAAACTGCCATATGCTAACATTTAAACTATGATTAACTTCCACGATCTTCTTGAGCATTGCAGAAAAGTGCAGGTGACAGAGAGTGCTATTACGACTCAGATCACTGACATGAACAACAAACTGCTCGGTGTCCTGGTAGAGGATGAAAAGATGATCGAGATCCGGACACCGATGGGCCAGGCGCTTGGCCGGTACATCAAGGCCTCTAACACGACTACAGATATGATGAACAAAGCACTAGCAAAAGGGAACATTTTGATGACATTGTTGAAGTAGGAGAACAAGATCAAAAACTTTCCTAACAAAAAGAAAAAAGGAGAGGGAAAATGCAAGAGAACTATGTAACAGTGAAGTTACCTTCCAAATGCTTGGTCTATCCGGATATAGACTTGGCAAAGAACCCCGATGCAATCCAGATCCGGACCTTCAAGGGCCGCGATGAGAAGTTGATCGCAGAACTCAGCAACGAGAACTTCGAGAAAAAGTTTCTGACTGTGCTTCACGGTGTTTTGAAGGGTATTGATCCTGTAAAACTGACGCTGGGAGACCGCCTGTATCTGGTAGTCTGGGAGACTATTAACTCGTACTCAAAAATGTTCAGTGTTGATTTTGAGTGCGAACATTGTTGGCAAAAGAATACGTTTGATGTTGATCTAACCAAACTGGAAATTATTGAACTTCCTGATACATATAGAGAACCCTATGAGTTGAAGTTACCTGTATCCGGGCAACTGGTCAAATGCCGGATGTTGCGGGTAGAGGATGTTCTGAAGGTAAACGAGTTGGATAAGGCCGGCCAGAATGTTTGGTTGTACAGATACGCGCTTTCATTGGTGAATGATAAAGGTATCTGGGACAACGTGGACTTTCTGGAGAACCTCTCAACCAAAGACCTTATGGTTATCCGTGCCTTTCATAATAAGTTTGAACATGGTCTAAAGATGGAAGCAGCATATGAGTGTCCGAAGTGCGGAGGTACCGGTGTGATGCCGGTTCCCTTTCGACTTGAGATGCTTCTTCCGTATGGGAAAAAACTTGAACGATATACTGGAGATGCAGTTTGATCTACTGTATTACCTGAATATGACCATTCAGGATTACGACAATAATGACGCCCGGGATAATGATTGGATCCATAATAGGCTGATCCTTCAGAAACGGGAAGAAATTAAAGCAAATAGAGAGGCCAGAGGAGTATACGATGGCAGAACTCAATGAGGAACTAAACCGAAGGCTGCAGGAAATTGAGAAAAAGTTAGATGCCGCGCATCGGCCGTCTGTAACACCACAGGATCCTATGCAAACGATGAAGGATGCTGGGTTTGCTGTTTTTACTCCTGCTGGTCAGAAAGCCTTAGAAACTATTAAGGAAAGATACAATGGTGACTTCAAGGTGTTCTTTACTGAGTTGTCTAAAAAATATGATCCAAAACAGAACACGGCAGAAATAAAGAGGCTAAGTGGTGTATTATCCCAAATTGGCACGGTGACAGTTCTAGTAGACAAGTTGCTTAACTCTAAGGATTTCAATGCCTCTCTTGAAGATATTAAAGATCTTCGGAAACGAGTTAATGATCTCGACTCAGAGTTTGCATTTTTTACTGATTCATCAAATATTACAGATGTCTTATCTGAGAATGTTGCAAAGACTGCACAGACTACTGGTGTTAGCCTTGAACAGTTGAAGTACGCTCAGGGTCTGTTTGGTCGGAAAGTCCAACAGATAACTAAGCCACCTGCTTTCATGCCCGGGGCCAGAAAAAATCTCCAATCTATTGGTGAAGTGGCGCGTCTTGCCGCATTGACACCTTTTGAGCCTGCCTTGCGTAGCATAAATGCAATGGATAGAGAACGAGCCGCTAAAAAAGAGTCATTGGAGAATCTTGCTTTTGAACAGGCAGGTAACAATGTGAGCCCTGCTGCGAATGCTGCCGAATCTACTGAATCTGTCTCTGGAGGCGGCGGTGGCGGGGGTACTGGCGGAAGATGGAGTGGCAGTAGTGGTCTTGCTGCTGATTTATTCCTGTTCTTCAATACCAAAGCATACCAAGCAAAGTGGACAAAGGAGTTACTTGCTGCAGTTAGTGGTGGAGTAGGTGGTGGACGATGGGAAGGCGGCGGTGGTGG